ATCACTGAACTTGCTGAGGCTGTGCAGGGAATCCGCAAGGATTTAATGGACGACCACCTGCCCCATCGCAAGATGGCCGAGGTCGAGCTCGCCGACGCGCTGATCCGCATCTTCGACTATGCCGGGTATCGCGGGTTCGATCTCGGCGGCGCCGTCGTTGAGAAGATGGCCTACAACGCCAGCAGAGCCGATCATAAGCCGGACGCCCGCGCGGCCGCCGGCGGAAAGAAATGGTGAGCAAAATGATCGTTACGGAAGCCGAGGCCCGCGAGAAGCTGTGCATCTTGTTGAAGTTGATCAGGCGCAACACCGAAAGCTGTTTCGGTTCGCAGTGCATGCATTGGCGATGGTCGCCGTCGCTCACCATCGTCAATCCTGAGCGCGTTCAGGGAGTCGGACAAACCGTCAAGAAGAACCACGGATATTGCGGTCTGAGCGGACGGCCGTAATGCCCGCACGCTCAACCGCGACAAGCACGTGGCCGGCGTCAGCATGATCGTCGCGTGCAACTGCATCTGGTTTGGCATGATGCTCTACTATTGGAGGTGGAGGGTTGGCCGATAAATCAAAAATCGAATGGTGCGACGCCACCTGGAACATTGTGACGGGATGCAGCGTCGTGTCGCCGGGATGCACGAACTGTTACGCGATGCGATTGGCCGGAACGCGGCTGCGCGAGCATCCGTCCCGCAAGGGGTTGACCAAATGCGTCAACGGCAATCACGTCTGGACCGGCGAAGTGCGGTTCAACGAGCAATGGCTGACGCAGCCGTTGCGATGGAAGCGACCGCGCCGGATTTTCGTCGCCGCTCACGGCGACCTGTTCCATGACAACGTGCCGGATGAGTGGATCGACCGCGTCTTCGCCGTCATGGCGCTCGCGCCGTGGCACACATTTCAAGTGTTGACGAAACGAGCGGCGCGGATGCGCAAATATTTTTTCGATCATCCTCGTGTTGGCGGGTTGCAGACATACAAGGTCAGGCAACTCCATGCTGTTGACGAGCTTATACCGTGGAGGACGGATGCATCGCGCGCAGCCCGTGATCTGATTGCTGGTCTTGAACCATTACCTCACGTTTGGCTCGGCGTGACGGCGGAAGATCAGGTGCGGGCTAACGAGCGCATTCCTGACTTGCTCGCCACGCCGGCCGCGAAGCGTTTCGTCTCAATCGAACCGATGTTGGGGCCGGTTGACCTTGAGCTTGCGCAATGTACTTGCCCATGGCCATTAGACGCGAAAGCAACTCGCCATTTGCTCGGCTGCAAGGCAGACCGCCGACCGCATCGAAGATGGTCTTTGGATTTGGTCATCTGCGGCGGCGAGAGCGGTCCCGGAGCGCGACCGATGCACCCGGCTTGGCCGCGAAGCATCCGCGATCAGTGCAAGGCCGCAGTCGTGCCGTTTTTCATGAAGCAAATGGGAGGGTCGACAAAAAGATCGATGCCGCCAATTCCTTGTGACCTGATGGTGAGGGAATCTCCCCATGCCTAAAGGGAGCCATCAAAACCATGGGTAGTGGGTCAGTTTGAAATTTCCTGACCGTGCTTTTTGTACGGACCACGCTTAGTGACGGTTCTTGCTTCCTCAGCCTCAACCAGCGCGACAATATCGGACACTTCCCAAAGGCGATCCGAGACGCCAGCGGCCATCGCTGGAGTCATGCGCAGCGTCCAACCGGGCTAGATTTCAAACTGACCCACTACCTCTGATTTGTCAGTAGGTTGCGGCACATGCGCACACCGCACCCTCAGACTGGTGCGCTAACCGGGCTGCGCTACGCTCAGCACGAATTCCATTAGACTTTCCAGTGGTTAGCGGTCATCCGCGCGGGTCGACAATCGCATATCCGGAAATCGACCGGACATGCAGGCGCGAGAGGCCCCCACCTGAATTGTAATCCGTGACAAGCCAAGCCGATCCGGCGACATGACGCTCGAGCACGAACACATGGCCGCTCCGCGCGGCCGCCATCCCCGTAGCCGGCGCGGCACGCGGGAAGCGCAGCCAGTTCGCCGCCAGCCATAGATCGCGGCGAGGCTGTCCAAACACGCGCACCGCCGCCCCGCAGCCGCAGAACAGGCGACGTGGGCATCCCGCCGGATGGGGAATGATCATCGCCACTACCCGCGCGGAGGCGTCATAGGCAGCCGCGGCGGCTCGAGCAGCACGCATTCCCGTTGCGCGTGCCGCCGTTCCAAAATCGTTTCCGCGACCGACGCCCTCGCAGGGCATCGTGATGTCGCATTCCGGTGCCAGTCGCCGCGCCTCGGCGGGCGCGACCAGCATCAGGCAAGTTGCAAGCGCGGCGAGAAATGCTCGCATGTCGGGCCTCATGTGTCGTTAGAGACTGGCGCGCGCCGGGCGCGAGCCGGTTACGGCGTGCGCCGCTCGATCGCGTCAATGCGCATTTTCAGCGAGCTAAGCTGCTCGTCTTGGCGCGCGGTCACGACCGTGATCGCGGTCAGCTTTTCGACATTGGTCGTCAGACGCTCGACCGTCTTGTCGATTGAGCTGATTCGGTATTCGATATTCGCCACCTCGCTTTTGACGCCATACCAGGCACCGACCCCAGCGAGGATAAATCCCCCGAACGTCAGCAGATGCCCGAGATTGATGGTCGGATCGAAACGCGGCTTCGGCGCGGCAGATTCGCTCATTTCTACCTCCCCCGGTTGGCGCACGCGCGCGCCATGTCGCGATCGGTGATCGCGTCGCCGACGACGCGCACCAGCGCCGTCTTTCTCGGCGCGGCTGCGAGCTCCGCCGCGACACGCTCTTGGAACTCCGGCGTCCAGGTCCGCACCGGCGGACAGACGACCGTGCTGGAGCCGCTGCCGCCCGCCGTGCAGATGCCGATGCAGACGGCCCCGATCTTCAATCCGAGCATGAAGCTTTCGATCATCCCGTCCCCTCCTTGAGCCTCGCAATGACCTCGTCCTCGGAACGCGGGCCGTTCGCCGCCGCCTCGGCGACGCGAAGGGCCGCGTCCCGCGCGGCGATCGCCTCGTCGCGCTCGGCCTTAGCCGTCGCAAGCCTGTCGGCCATCCCCGCCCGGCCGGCGGAACGGCCGGCCAGATAGGCCAGCCATCCCGCGGCGCCGGCGGAGAGCAGCGCGGACGCAACGAGGTAGAGAGTCGTCGTCACTTCGCACCGACGGGCGTCGTCGTCACGGCCCGGAGCACGGCCATCACGACGCCGAGCGCGACGGAGGTCCAGCCGGCGCCCTTGTTCTGGATCAGCGGATTCCAGTCGACCACGGCGAGCGCGCCGAACAGCGTGGCGAGGCCGGAGGCGATCAAGGTTTTCCATCCAGTCAGCATTTTGAAGTTCCTTCGTTGATCGCCCGGTTTCCGCCGGGCGCGGTTGCGCTGGTTGACCGCCCAGGCGCGGAGAGAAATCACCCGTCGGCGCGCGAGGTTGCCGCCCCCGTACCCACCCGGGGTTTGGTGCCGGAATATTGGGCTTATCCGGCTATGGCGAAAACGAGCTCGGCATTCGGCCGATGTCGCTCGGGTGCGCTACGTCCCGATCGCCACGGGTGAACTGGAATGAACTGGCGGAGGGTGAAGGAATCGAACCCTCATCCTTGCGGATGGCGACGGTTTTCAGGACCGTTTGCTCACCTTGAGCGCCACCCCCCCTCCTCGGCGCGAGCATCAGCGCCGGAATGCGTAGCCGATCACGCCCTTGATGAACATGAAGCCGATCACCGCGAGCGGAACGGCGATGATCAGAGCGATGATGAGGATCGTCGTCATCACAGCCTCGCGAACTGAAAGTGCATCCAGTCGTAGTCCCGCTCGCGCCCAAGCGAGATCGCGCCCTCGTCATAGACGAAGCGCCAGAACGCATCGTATTCGGGATTGTCGAGGCTTGCCTGCGCACGATGGAACTTGAGCTGGTTGTGATCCGGGTCGATGTCGACCGCGCAACCCCATGAGTGAATCGACCACGCCGAACCGCCGCGCATCTTGCGCACGTTAAGGCAGCCGCCGTATCGGTCGAGCCGCATCTGTCGGATCGCATAGAGACCGTAATGGTCGAGCGTCCTGACGAAGATACGTTCAAGGCTTTCCGCCACTTTGATGTTGCAATCGAAGCGCCTGACGGTGCTCCCCAAATCCCAGGCAAGCCGCATCTCGAATGGCAGATTCAGCGATACCGTGTTGGTACCCTTGGCGCCGAAGAAACGATCCATCTCCAGCGCCGTCTGCAACGGCCATCGCGGCCTCGCGGCCGGCGCATTGATCTTGCTCGACGTGATCGGCGGCGGCAACGGGCGCGACGGCGTCACCTGCGGCGCGGTCAAGTCATCGCGCCAGGCTTCCACACTCGGATCCGGCTTGCCGCCGTTCTTCGCCCGAGCATCGAAAATGGCGATGCCCTGTCGCGTCGATGGCCCGAGATAACCGTCAATCTCCCCGAGCTCGATACCGGCCGCCTCGACGATGACCTGCATCGCCGCCACCTCGAGCCGGGCATCGGACCAGGTCCGCGCCGCCACCTTCACGGCGCCGAGATGGTCGATGATCGCGGCCCGCGTCTTCGGCCCGAATACGCCATCCATCTGCCCGTGATAAAGCCCCGCCAATGAGAGGCGCGTCTGTACGTCGATCAGATTCATTTGCTTCACTCCGGGGCGAGGATCGCGGTGGCATCGGCGCCGATCGCGGCGAGGAAGGCGCGCGCGTCCGCCCGAAGAAATCTCCGGGCATAACGCCTCCGCTGTCCGATTTGATTTTGTGAAGATCAGATCCGCTTGAGCAGATCGTCCAATGCCTTATGCAACGACTCGATATCGCTTCTGGACATCACGACGTGGGCGCGTTCGACTCCATCGACGCCTTCGATCGCGTCAATGAAAACGATCCGCCAATTGTCAGGCCCGGCCATCACCAGAAATCTGTTGATGTAGATGCCCGGAATGGCTTCTCCGACTTTCTTGTCGCTCTTCGTCATCAGCTATTCCGCCAGCATCTTGGCCACGTCGGGATTTCGTGCCAGAAATTCCTTCAGTTTCTTCGCCGGGTCAATGGCAACGGGCTCGGCTGCCGGCGGCATCGGCGGCTCCGAAAACCCGAATACGGCCGAGTACGTCCCGCCGGGCGCGGCTTTGCCCGTATCCTTGACGAGTTTCAAGCCTTTCGGGGGCGTATATTCAGCGCCGTCCTCGATCACGATGACGTTCGTGACGATGCCAGCATCGTCGACGAGGGCGTAGCGATCGGCCGCCCATGCCGGCAACGTTGATGCCAAAAGAATGCAAAAGACGATCTTGTTCATTTTAGGCTCCATCGAATACCGTGACGATGCACTTGCCGGCCGCGCCGCTCCCGCCGTCAGTGTTCGTATTCGTCGAGCTGGCACCGCCACCGCCAGGTTGCGATCCCGCACCAGCAGTAGCCGCCGCCGTTCCGCCGTTCCCCCCACCAATTGACGTTCCGCCAGCTGTCGAGTTGGCGGAGCCACCACCAGCCCCCGCCATCAAGCTATCGGCATGAAGACGCGCTGGGTATGTGGTACTGCTCTTGCCATATCCACCCTGCCAGGCCGGGAGTGGCGTCAGGACATAGGTAGCGCTGTCATATGTTAGATAACCGGCCACGCCATTGGTGTTGGAGCCAGCGACACCGGCTCCCATAGGAGAACCACCACGCGCCCCGTATCCCGACGATGATCCCCCTCCGCCGCCATACACCGGAAAAAACGAACCGAATGTAGTCGTTCCGCCAGCCGAGCCGTCTCCGGTTGAACCGGTTCGACCAGCACCACCTGCACCGATCGTGACTGTTTCGGTCGAGCCGAGACTGGATAGCAGAATCCATAGCTGAGAATATTGGCCGCCTCCACCACCGGATAAAAAACTGATAGTCCCCGCACGCGACGCGCCGCCACCGCCACCCCAACATTGAATGAAGGCATAAGCCTTTGAACTGAATCCCGAGGCTTTCGTCCATGTCCCGCTAGAGGTGAACACCTGTTGATCGGCCTTCTTGCCGGTCGCGATGCCTGTCAGCAGGGATCCATCAACCGCAGGAAGCTGCGCGCTGGCGTTAAGCTGCACGACATTGTTGGCCGAGGTGCCGATATCTTTTGTCGCCGCCGTGCCGAGATCGTTCCTGAACAACAGCGCGCGATAGTTCGTTCCATCGGAAACGATCAACGCGGCCTGGTTGGTCGCTAGCGCCAGCGAGGCCGTGCCGTTGATCGTCGATGTCGTCGGCGTGATCGTGGCGGTGCCGGCGCCGATATTGGCGATGATCGCCGACCAGCCGGCGACGAACTGCGATGACGCCCCCGCCTGCGGCAGAGTGATCGCGATCGCCGACGCATTCGACGTGGTGACCAGCTTGCCGCAATCTCCGTCGAGGACGGTATAGGTCGTCCCCGTCTGCGCGTTGACCGCGCGGGAGCCGACGATGGTTCCACTGGTCGTGATCGCCGACCCGGACGATGTTTTCAGCCCGCACGAGGCGTCGACCGACGTGACCGTGCCGGAACCGCCGCCCCCGCCCGCGCCGGCGGCGAGATAGGTCCACTTCGAGACCCCGTCCGAATAGAACAGATAGACCGCGTATTGGGCGGTGATCGACACCGACGAAACACCGTTGATCACGTCCGATCCGGCCCGCGCGACCGTGATCGTGTTCGAGCCGTTAATCGCGCCGGCGGCGTCCGAGATCAGGATCGGCTCGCCCTTGTTGACCGCGCTCGCGGCCGGCAGAGTGAGCGTCCGCACCGCCGTCAGCGTCGTGGTCAGATTGATGCCGCGATCCGTGGCAATGATCGTATAATTAGCATCGCCGACATCGACGCCGCCGAAGATGTTGAGGCCGGACGAGCCCCTGGCGGTCGGCTTGCTCGAGACGTCCGATAGATTGTTCGTCGTCACGAGCGCATTGGTGATACCGTATCCAGAAAGCGTCGTCGGCGTTCCGGTGATCGATGCCCACGCCGGCGCGCAGGTCGTCGCGCTCGCCGCGGTGATCAGACCCTTGGCGTTCACGGTGAGGCTTGCGCACTGCGTCGCGGACCCGAACGATCCGACATTCGAGTTGACGGTCGCGAGCGTCGTCGAAAAGCTATTCGCGCTCCATGACACGTCGCCGGTGCCCGCGCCGGTGCGCAGTTCCGAGCCGGAAAACGCCAGCGTCGAACCGAGCGCGACGCCTTGCACATTCGCCGTCGATCCTGTCGGGTTGCCGATCAGGGCCGACGCCGCGACCTGTTGCATCTTGGCGTAGGTCACCGCGTTCGCCGCGATCGTTGAAGCCAACGATCCGCCGGGCGTCGTCACGTCGCCGGTCAGCGCCGGAACTTGCGCCGCCTGCAGCGTGCCGGTGAGCTGCGTCGCGACGATGCTCTTGTTCGTGAGCGTCTGCGCCGTATCGGTGCCTACGAGCGTTGTCGACGCGTCCGGAACAATCAGCGTCCGCAGCGTCCCGGTCGTCAGGCCGGAGAGCTGGAACTGGAGCTGCTTGGTCGCGTCGCCGTCGTCCCGCAGCGTAAGCGCGTTGTCGTTCGCGGTGATCGTCGGACCGGTGAACGTGCCGCCGGTCAGCGTCTTGCCGGTCAGCGTGATCGCGCTCGGCAGGTAGACCGTAGGCGCCCCAGCAACGCCGTCGCCATTGGTGACGCCGATCTCGTTGGCCGTGCCAGCGATCGCCCGCTGCACCCATGTGTCTGTCGCGGTGCGCACCGCGATCCCCGTTCCGCTCAGCGCTTCCAGCGCGGCGAGATCGTTGGCCAGCGCCAGCGTCGGATTGCCGGCGACGCCGTCGCCGTTCGTGACCGTGATTCCAGCCGCCGGTGCGACGATCACTCGCGTCGCGCAAGTGCCCGCGCCGGTGCGCGCGGCCAGTCCGGCCGTCGACAGCGCCGCGAGACAGGATAGATCCGCGTCCCACGCCTGCACCGCCGTGCCGATCGTCAGCCCGAGCGCGTCGCGCGCGCCCGCCGCCGTCGACGCCGAGGTGCCGCCCTTGGCGATAGAGAGGGGCGACGTGCCAGGACCGGTCTGGGCGTTTGCAATGGTGGCGACAAGCAAAAGTGCCGCCGCCGCGAGGCCGCGCTTGAACATGATGATTTTCCGTTGTTGTTAAACGATCCAGCCGCTTCCGTCGGCAAGCGGGGTGAGCCGCACCGAGCCGCCGTTGGAATCGATGATCCAGTTGTAATCGACCGTGCCGGCGACGCTCTCTCCCGACGACGGGACGACGGTGATGTTGTTGGTGAGCGCGTCGCCCTTGCCGTCCACGATCTTGACCGGCCGCGACCGGTCGCCGGCGCTGGGGAGGTTCACCGTCGTCGCCGCGCCGACCGTCTTCTTGACGACGATGATGTCGGCATCGGCGGCTGTGACGGTGACCGCGCCGGCGGCGGTGACGAGGCGCTGCGTTTCCGTGGTGTCGACCGAGACGCGGAAGAAGCCATTACCCTCGGAATCTCGAATGCAGTTGGCGCCGTCGTCCGCCGTCGTCGTGTCGGACGGATCGAGATCAAAATCGGCACCGAGCGCGGAGACGTAGAGCCCGGCGAATTGCCCGGAGAAATCCGTCGCCCTCACCTCGTCCGCATCCGCGACGCGCACCCGGTTCCGCGCCCTGGCATAGGAACGCACCGCGGCCTTGGAAACATCGATATCATCGACGAGAACCAATTCGATCGGATGCGTCATTGCACGAATTCCTCGAGCGTGATGCGGCGGTTGTAGATGTAGGTGTTGCTTGTCAAGCCGCCGTAGGTGCCGTTGGTGCCGAAAAACCAGACCTTGTAGGTGTGGCTGAGCGCATCAGTCGCCGCGATCACGAATTCAAACGTGAACGCGCCAGACGCGCCAAAATCAATGATCGGAAAAAATTCGAACACCGCCGTCTCGCTGTCGCGCGTCAGAGCGATGGTCGGAGCGGAGTTCCAATCTCCATATCCCGAGAAGGTGTATCTGATGCGCAGCAGGTTGCCGGATTTCTTGGCCTGATGCGTGATCGCGAGGTTGTCCATCGTGCGGGCGTAATTCGCCGCTTCCGGCGCGCCGGTTGGATTACTCAGCCAATTGTAGGACCATCCCGCCGTCGAGGTCATCGATCCGTTTCCGGAATGCGTCGCACGCTCAAACGCGATGCAGGCGCCGGCGATGCTGGCCCATTGCGTTCCGGCATAGGCGACGTTGATGCCGAGTGCCTTGTCGTAGACCATGTCGCCCGCCACCGGCGTGTAGATCGTAAACGCGCCCGCGACGTTGCACACGGCGACCTTGCCGGCATGGCCGGCCCACGCGCCCGTGGGCGCGGGCCCGATGATGTAGGCGTTACCGACGGTGGGCGATGCCGGTGGCGCGTTGGTGGTCTGGTTTTCGACCTTGAGCATGAAGCTCGCGTCGGCGCCGATCAGCGCGCCGAGCCGGATGGTGTCATCGCTCAGCGTCTGCGCGCCGAAGCCTGCGACCCAATCACCAGTTGCCTTTCGATGATAGTAGGTGTCGGTCGCCTCGTCATAGAGGAACCGTCCTATGCCGAACGCGACGAATTCCCATCCGCGCGCGGTCTGGATCGCGACATCGCCGTCATGGCCGGCCCATGCGCCGGTCGCGGCCGCGGCGACGAGATGGGCATCGCCGAGCGCGGGCGAGGCTGGGGGCGCGGCGCGCGTGACATCGAGGACCGCCCAGGCTAGCACGTCGGTCCCGGTGGCGAGCTTGTAGCGCTTGCCCTAACTCGAGACGAGGCAGGTCGACCCGTCATGAACGGTCGAGGAATCGGTGGCGTCGTAATGAAACACCCGCCCGAGCAGCATCAGGTCTGGAATGACATCGCCGGTCGCCGGATCGACCGCGACGAGTTCGCGCGAGTCCTCGTCGTCGGCGAGGCAATAGGGGAAACGCGCGACCGCCATCCCGCGCAGCAACGTCTTGTTTGCCGCCGCGCCGGTCGGCAGCGCGGCCACTGCCTCATGATTGATCGTCATCAGCTCACGTCCACGGCGGGCAACTCGAAATCCCGCTCATCGGTTTCTGGGTCCCAGTCGGTTTCGATCGCGGGATCGTATTCCGTCAGCACGAGGTCGACCGCAGCCGCAGACGGATCGATCGTGACCTTGGTGGCGAGATAGTCGCCATTGATCCACGGGAACAGGTTTGACGACACCGTCACCATCCCGTCGATCAGCTCGTCGGCGCAGTGCGCCAGAATGCTGATCCCGCAGCGGCACACCAGCGATCGGCCAAGCCGACTTTCCGCCACGCGCGCCTTGGTCATCCGCTGAACGACGCGGTGATCGTCGGTAAACGGATAATCGTAGGTCTGATCGAGGGGCTCGCCGTCCTCGGCGAGCCAATCATCGTTGATATGCATCGGCCCGTCGACGACCTGGTATTCGCGGTCGGCGGCGACGAACCGCGTCTTGCCGCGATTGGCCATGTCGCGTTTCGGCTTATCGCGCTGATACTCGAAGCCACCCATCAGCAATCCGTCGTGAACGGTGACGACGGGATTTTTGGGCGCGGCTGAGGCAATCCACAGCTTGCCTCCCCGATCGATCAACTTGGCGCGGTTCGACGACAGGATGGCGGAAAGCACGTCGGCCGGCGTCTGGTCGAGCGTGTACATGCCTGAGCATGTATAGCGCGGGATGAAGCCGCCGCCCTTGATCGCCACCGGTGCGTCGTCCCAGTCGGCGCTGGCGCAAACCTTGGCGATGTCCCAGTCATAAACATCGGCGTAGAGTCGCCCGCCATATTCCGAGCGGGCGTAATGGAATGCGTGCAACGTCGGATTCCTGGTGAATTTCCACGTCGACGCGTCGTCGATGTCCTGTGTCGGGTCGCGCGGGTCGTAGACGGCGATGCCGCGTGCCTGCCAGAACGGGCTCGGCAGCTGCACCTGGCCCCATAGCGCGGTGTATTCGTCCTGATCGGCGCCCCAATCGAACCGGCAGACCGCGCGGGCAATGCCGCGTTGCCGGAACTCGGCGCCGATATTCGGGAACGCCGCGGCAATGATAGGATCGACGCCCTGACTGTCGTCGCCATAAGCGAAGCAGACACGCAGCCTCGCCGGATAGTTCGGATTTCCCGTCCGGCCCGCCGGCGTGAGAATCCAATGTTCGATGATCTCGGCGAACGGCACTTCCTTGGTGCCTATCCACATCTTGCTGATGCCGTCGATTTTGTCGTCGCACAGCAGGAAGCCGATATAGAGATAGGGCGGCTTGGGTTCCAGGAAGAACAGCGCCGCGCCGACCTTGGTCTCGCCGATAATGATCCGCTTGACCGGAATAGACTGACGTTCGTTGAATTTTCCTGCATCCTGGTTTGACGAAGAAAGCTTCTTCTTGGCCAGTAGCTGCGCGGCATACGAAAGCCCGACCGACAGGCCGACGCCGACGATCAGACCGCCGAGCTGACCGGCCGTGATCGTTCCGAAGCCGATCCCGATCGAGGCGCCGAACGCGGTTTCCAGCAGCGCGGTGAGACCGATGATCGCCGAGATAGGTTCGGCGCTGGCCGGCGTCGGCGCGAGACATAGCGCCAGACATAGCGCGGCGATGCCAGCCGCAAGCGCGCGCATCACACGACCGCCCATGCGAACTTGATGCCGGCCGATTCGATGGCAAAAAATCCGCGCTCCGAACGCGCGACCCACCAGCCTGGGGCGCGGCAGATGAAGGTCGTCAGGCGGCGTTCGATCCTGCCGTCGATCGCCGCCGGCGCCGGAGTGACGCCAACATCTCCGACATCGCCGGCGGCTGGCGCGATCCGCCGCCAGCCGAACTGCTTAGCCGCCGACCGGATCGCCATGCCGAGCCCGAGCGCCCCGACCGCCGTTGCCGCGCCGTCGCGATCGACATAGCCGCGCCAACGCGCCGCCGGATCGTAACCGAGCGCGTCGCTTATGATGTCCGCCACCCACAGCGCGCAGTCGTCGCGGCCCCATCGCGCCTCACCATGAGCACGGTCAATCCCGGCGCAAACGGCGGTGGCGAGACACTGCCTCAAGTCTTTGTCCACTGCACTTCCTTGTTCTGCAGGCCGACGAGCAGGTCGAGGCCGGTATCGCCGGGAAATCGTCGTTGCAGGTCCTGTGACGACCAGACCTCATCGATTGCCCGCTCGGTCTGATAGAACGCCGAATGCCCGACTATTGCTATCGTTGCCATGCCGTCTTCGCCGATCCGCCAGGCCTGAGTATCGAATTGGACATGGCCGTACTGGAAGGGGTCTGGCACCACCCGTCCATCCTCATCCAGACAGGCTATCCAGCAGCGCCCATATTTCCCGCGCACGCTCGCCGACAGCCGCGATGCGTCTTCCGCGCTGAGACCGGATACCGAAAAGGTGATGTCGTTGATCTCAATCTCGGAGGTCCAGACGACGACCGATATCGAACCGAGTTTGCCCGCCCCCGTCCACGTCCTGCCGTCATGATCAAGGGGACCGATGCCGGTCCAGAAATATCCCGTCCCGTCTGGATGCTGCACCTCTGCCAGCACGGCGACAGGCCGGCCGGCCTTGAACGCATTCGCCATGCGATAGGTCATCAAAGCCATCAGATGATCGCCTCGATCACTGAAAAGCCGATGGCTGCGATGCTGGCGACATCGCGCTCGGCGCGACCCTGTTCGTCGTCCTTGACGCGGAATACCGATGTCGGATTGCGCAGCACGACCATGTCGCCGGCGGCGAAGCCCTGCCGCAGGCTCGGCGCGAGAGCGACGCGGGTCTTGCCACTGGCGTCGGTCGGCGCATTGAACTGGACTTCGTAGAGGTTCGGCGTTTCGCTGGGGACGCCGTTCGGCCGCAACTCGACGAGGTCGCCGCGCCGCAGCACCGCCGGTTCGGATGCCGGCAGGCCGCGCAGCACGATCGATGTCGCTGATTTGACGGCGGCGAGATCGAGCGTGACAAAATCCGGCAGATACCCGGAGACGAATCCGGTGCCGTCGGCGAATTGCGTCGCGTCGGAGAACATCTCCGACGAAGGCGTCAGTGTCCGATCGCGCAGCGGTCGGCGGCGCAGCGGATCAGCGATCCTGAACTTGCCGGCCTGACCGGCCAGGCGCGAGAAGAACGCGGCGATTTCCTGGCCGCGATCGTCCCAGGCCTGCGACGCCATGACGAAATCCGCCATCCACAATTGTGCAAACGGCCCGTTGACCGACCTGCCGCCGGTCCACGTATGCGCCGCCGCGAAGTTGACGCTTCGCAGCGTGAATGAGGATGAGGCGAAACGATACCAGTTTTCGGGCCAGATCAGGACGGCAATGATTCACACCAGTGCGTAGCCAAGATTGGCCTTTGCGATGCCGAGCTTCGCCTCCTTCACCGCCTGTCTCGCCGCCTCGATCGAAAACGCCCGCATCCGCGCCTCCGAGGCAGGATCGGCGTTGTAGAACGTCGGCGACGAGTTGACGACGACGGTCGCGCCGGCGCCGACCTGACGATCATCATTCGAGATCGTGACGCGCTCGCCGGGCGTGGCTCGAAACGCGGCGATCTGGCTGTCGATGCCGCCGGACCCGCCGACGACGAACGATCCGCCGTTGGCAAACCCCTTCAGCCCGGAGAACAGCATGCCGATCAATCCGCCGGTCGCGCCGTTCATGCCCTGCATGCCGAACAGTGACGCGAGCGGCCCGGTACCGAGGATCACCGCTTGGATGATGGCGTCCGCGATCGCCTTGGCAACGCGGCGCATGGAATCGGCGAAATTATTGGCGCCGGAAACGAGATCGGAGAATACGCCGGAAACCTGCTGGCCAAAAAATTGCTGCATCTCCTGCGCCGATTGAAAGGCCTGTTTCGATTTTTCGACCCGCGTGGCGATGTCGCCATAGGCCGCTGCCGTCGCCTCAATGCGCTGGCGCAGTGCCTCGGTGATGGAGATGTTATTCTCCTTGGCGATCGTTTCAGCCTGCAGGATGATGCGTAGCCGCTCCTGCTCGCCGGCGGATTTGCCGATCGTTTGCGCTTCGGCTTCGAGCGCCTGCCGTCGCTTTTCCTGGGCCGCCAGAAATGCTTCCACGGCATTTTTCTGACCGGCAATTCCGGATATCACCGGCGCGTTGGTTTGCGTCCATGCCTTGGCGTAATTCCTGACCGACTCGGATAACCGGGTGAGGCCGGCTGCCTGTGATTCCCATGGATTATTGGCGATCGCGCCGTTTTCCCAAAAGCCGGCGACTGTGCTCTTCAGATTCTCCATCACCGCCTTGGTCTTTTCTCCCTCGGCGATGTACTGCCCCCACGCGCCCTTGAGCGCTTCAAACTGTTCCTTGCCTGTCACCCAATTGGTCGTCGTCGCGCGCGACATAACCTGCCAGAACGCCGAAATTTCTGCGCCGAGACGTTCGAACACCGCGATTCCGGCGACAGCGGTCGACACCAGCATGCGCAGGCCGGTGACAAGTCCGGCCGACACAGTCATCATCAGCTCGGAATTCTCCTTGCTCTTGAGCAGTGCGTCCGACAATCCCTTGAACGCCGGCAGCATCTCGGCCGTGAGCTGGGTAACGATCCCCTGATTGATGAGTTGCATCCGTTTGAGGTTGTCGTTGAATTCCTCGGCCGCTAGCGCCGTCTCCGACTTCACCACCAGGCCGTAGCGTTCCGCCTCGTCGGCTGCGTCGGCGAGACCCTGACGGCCGAGATTGAGCAAGGGGATCATGTCGGCACCGGCCTTGCCGAAGATCGCGACAGCCAGCGCGGTTTTCGCCGCCGAGTCCCGGTAGCCGGAGAATTTTTCGGCGACATCCTTGATGACTTCGCCGCCTTCGCGCAGGCTGCCTTCGGCGTTTTTCACCTGGACGCCGATGGCGGCGAAGGCCCTCCCCGCTTCGCTCGCCGGATCGCTCGCCGCCTCGGCGAGCGCTTTCGACATTTTGATGACGGATTTGGATAGCGATTCCATCGATACGTCGGCGAGCTCGCCGGCGTATTTCAACCGCGACAGTTCCTCGACCGGAATACCGATTCTCTGCGAGACCTTGCTCAGTTGATCGGCCTCATCGATCGTCTTTTTGACGCCGATGGCGAGACCGGTTGCCGCAGCCGCGAATCCAGCGCCCGCGATCGCGCCGAATTTTGCGAGATGGCCGCCGAATTCCGTCAGGCTGCCTGCTGCCTCCTTCATCTTCGTTTCGAAGACGGCGGTATCCGCGCCGAGCACGACCCGCAAAGCACCGATGATCGCCGACATATCAGTGCACCTTTCCACCGAGCGCGATCGTCCACATTCGCGCGAAGGCGCGCTGCTGTTTCCAATCCTGCGGTTCGGTTGCTCTTCGTGTCAACATCGCTTCGAGCTTCGGCAGTTTCTGCGCCCGCGTCAGCGCCGCGATGTGCCAGGCGAGCCAGGCGCGAGAATCATCCTCCCGCGCTTTCCGTTCGACTGACACGGACATCACCAATCTGATTTCAGCCGGGGTCAGGTCCCAGAATCGGGCGTGGTCCAGCCCGCATGAGACCCACGATTTCAGGAGGCCGGGCCAATCCCATCGCGACCCGGCTTCGGAGGGTTTGCGCCGTCACCGCCTTCCGCGGCGAAGGCGAGATTGATCGCGCGCAGGACCAACTCCTGCGCCTTCGTCAGGCCTAGCTCATCCATGAGCTCACCGGCCTCGACGGCGGTGATCTGCGGCTTCGCATGGAGCAGCCCTGCCCAGAACAATGCCCTGATGGTTTTCACGCGGACGTTCATCGGATCGGCGAGGGCAATGCCGAGTTCGGCAATCCCCGCCTCCATGGCGTCTTCGAGGGCGACCAGCGAATTCGCCGTGAATTTGAGAACGAAGTTTTCGCCGGCGCACGAAAACCCGATCTCGCCGCGATGCTTGTTGGCAGGTGCGGTCATGATCAGGCCTGGGTAAAGGTGACTTCACCGGTAACCTTGAGCTTGACGCTCGCCGTCATCTTGTCATCGATGGGCGCGTCCGGCTCGAAGGACATCACGAACGCCTTGAATGCCCACTCGGAGGTGTCGGGGTAGACGATCTTGCAGTTCTTCGTCGCGCGCGACGCGAACATGTCGGTCAGAAGGTCCGTCGTCGCCGAGCCCGGATCGAAATTGATCTCCAAGGGAACCTCGCCGCCGTCCTTCAGGCCCGGAATGAATTCGCGCATGGCGCCAGGCGATTCGTGATGGGTCACGTCGACGGATCCGGCCGAAAGATTCGGCGGCTTGATCGAGGTCACCTCGGCGATCGTAGTGAAAACTTCCGGCGTCGCGCCATCTCCGACCTTGAGGAGAGTGCCATATCCGATTGAAGCGTTGGTCATAGATCGGTTCCTTTCCGATTGGCCCGCGCCGAAAAACCCCGCGGGAGAGAGAGTGTCATATCTTGGATGCGAGCCGCGCAGCCTTGCGCGCGAGCCGCGCGCGCGCCTTTTCGATCTCGTCCGCCAGCGTCGTCTTGACGTCTTCAGCCATCTGAAATTGCATGGCATCCCAGGTCGGCCGCATGAACGGCTGGGCGGCAATATGCGCCGTACCGAATTCCTGAAACTGACCGTAATATGCCGAGCGCGTCGGGCCGACAGCGACAACGGCGTGTCGGCCCGCGCCGCCGGACTCGCGATTGGCTTCGCGAGACGCCGCGCCGGCCTCGGCGCGGGATGCGCCACGCCTCATGGCCTCGGCGAAAGCGGCCTTGCCTGCCGAAATTACCCTCGGCTTGCCGACGACGATTCCCCTTCTGAGGTCGCCGGTTCGCCTTGGCGCGCGCTCGCGCGCCTTTTCGGCGAAGGCGGTCGCCGGCTTGACGATCGCCCGCTTGAGCACGTTGCCGCCGGTCGCCCGCGGCAATTCCTGCAACGCTGCTTCCAGTTCGGAGAGTCCTTCGATTTTCACGGTCGTCTTCATCGCTCGTTGAACCAGACGAAGTAATCCCGACCCGAAAAGTAGAGCTGCGCCTCCGCGTCGTAGCCTTCGCGCTCCATGTCGCAGAATGCGCCCTGCACGGCCGTCGCGCCGAAGACGCCGCGATGACCGTCGAGCCGTTCCTTGACCAGGCGCCCAAGCGCATCGGCGGCATCCGCCGTCGGCGCCCAGGCATCGATCTGAAATCGCGGCCGCGACAGCCCGGACGCGCCCTCCATGTGGTGATCGCCGATCCCCGAAATCTTGGTATAGACCAAGCTTGCCTCGCGTACGCCCTGCGGCAGCACCAAGGGATAAATCCTGCTCCCGCCGACGGCGGTTGCAATCGCGGCGTCGGCCAGGAGAAAGGCGCGCAGCGCCGGACGAATATCGATGATCGTCATTGGTCGACCCGCCGGATAGTCAGGATGCGGAGTCCATCGCGGCGGCCGAGCTCATGCACCGCGACGATGTCGTGGATGCGCCGCTCGGTGATTTCGTCGCCGTCGTTCAGTGCCGGATATATCACGCGGTTGTTTGGAGATAACGCCGCGATGTCGGTTGACCAGCGGGCACGGAATGCGATTTGTTCGCTGGCGCCGCGTTGCGGCGCCGCGAATTTCTCGTCGCCTTTCACCGGCCACATCGTTGCCGGCCGGCGCGTCGCGATGTTGACCCATGCCTCGACTTCGGCGCCGCTGGACGACTGTGTCACGGTCTTTCGCTGGATATCGATCAGCCGATCAAAATCGCCCGCGCGCATTTCATCAGATCCCGATGGCGCGATAGGGCGCGATCAATTCGGCGACGCCGAACGGTATCTCAACGAGCTCCCGCCCGCTCGCGCCCGCCTCGCGCTTGGCGTAGAAATGGCCGACCATCAGCATGATGGCGGCCCGCAACGGAGCCGGTACGTCGGCCGGTGCCTCGCCGTAGCCGGCGAGATAGGTGATCTGGAGCGCGTCTTCCCGGTCATCGCGGTCCGGCCACGATCCGGTCGATGACAGGCTAACGAAGGCGGTCGATCCGTCGCGGCCAAGGCGATAGTTCGTCGCCGGCCATACCGTCGCGACGCCGTCCTTGATCGCCCTTATTTCCGTGATCGAGATTACCGGCCCATGCTCGATTGGAATCACCCCGGAGATGGTCGGACCATCGACGGCGAGACGCCACGTCTGATTCACCATCACGCCTCCGAGCACGCCGTCGCGGGCGATGCCGGAGCCTTCCAGCCAGGCCACCGCCGTCTTGATGTAGATCGCGATCAACGCGTCGTCGTCCGTGAAGTTGACGCGCAGATGCGCCTTGGCCTCTTGCAACGACACCGGTTCGACAGTCGGAGCGACAGTGCGAGCATAGTGCATTGCGCGAATTCCTTTGCGTGATGGCCGCGCGCGCGAAGCGCGCGGCCGCTACGCTCGTCGACGATTACGCCGCCGCCTGGGTGACCGGCGCCACGGCCGGACGACGCAGTGCGGCGAAGGCGGCGATCAGCGCCGCGCTACCGTTGCCGGAGGGGGTCACGGTCAGACGCACATAGCGCTTGACGCCGGTATAGCCGATCTTACGGACCTCGTTGTCATCGTCGAACTGGAAGCCGGCGGCGGCTTCCGGCGCGGTGCCGGGGGTTTGAGACGAGAGATCGGCGTCAGCCACGGCGGCGGCATCGGAAAGGTCGGCGGCATCGCCGTGTTCGACCAGCACGGCGAACGTGGCATTGGCATCGGCGATCGATCCGATCAGGATGCCGAACATCAGTTCGCTGAATCCCTGGCAATCGATGATCGCGGACACCAGCGCCGTGTCGTCGGCAACCGATTGCGGAGCGATCGCCCGCTTGAGCATGACGTTGGAGACGGAATCGCGCATGGCGAACTCCCTTCAATTGTTGTGTGAGACATGGAGATGCGAAATCTGAATGCCGCCGTCCCCGCATGGGAGCGGAGACGGCACGATCATGGCGCGGGCTAGGCCGCGATCTTAAGCGCCTTGATGGCCTCGAAGTTCTGCACCCCGCCGCCGACACGCTTGGTGGTGTAAAACTGCACATAGGGCTTGGCGCTGTAGGGATCGCGCAGCACGCGCACGCCGGCCCGATCGACGACGAGATAGCCGCGGCGGAAATCGCCGAACCACACCGGATAGGCGTTGGCCGCGACATCCGAGACGTTGTCGTCGTCGGCAACGGGATAGCCGAGCAACCGCGCCGGCTCGCCGGCCTGCACCGACGGTTGCCAGAGATAGTCGCCTTTGTCGTCCTGCAGCTTCCGGACGGCGGCCGTGGTGGTGCGGTTCATCAGCCAGGACGCGTTGTTGCGATAGCCCTGCTTGAGGGCGTAGACCACGTCGAGCAACGCATCGACGCCGTTGTTGTTGGCATCCGACAGCGCCGCCGCCACGCCCGACTTGACGAAGCCGATCTTGCCCCAGGCATATTGAGCGTCCGCCACCATGTCGTAGCTGGCGATGCCGCGCGGCTTGGCCACGCCATCACCGGCGACGAAGGCGGCACCTTCCTTTTCGGCGAACGACAGCGAGACTTCGTCGGCGAGCCACGCGGCGATATCGACGCGCGAGTCATCGAGCAGGCTCTGGGTGGCGTAGGGATTGGCATAGAGTTCCATCGCCGGGAATTCGAGCTCGCTCAGCCCGGGAATACCAGTCTCGGGCCGGGACGATTTCTCCGCGACCCAGCCGGAGGCCGCCCCGGAGATCGTCACCAGCTTCCGATAGCTCGCGGTGCCTATCGTGCGCACGGTAGCGAGAGCGCGCACCGCGGAAACCTGCGCAAGCACCCTGTCGATCGTCTGCTCGACGGTTTCCGACACCGTATAGCCGCCGTCAGGATCGGAGCCGGTCGACAGCGCGGCCTTGACTTCGAGCTCGCGCAGGTTGGTCGCGTCGCCCTTGCGGAAGAACCGCTCGAACGCGGCGGCATGCGCGAGGCGATCCTGGTTGACAGGCTGGCCGCCGGGCCCGATGCGCGCGGCCGCCATCTGGCGGGCGATGTCGTCCATCGACGATTGCAGCCGGCCGATATCAGCGTTGATGCGGTCGACCTTTTCCTTCTGCACCACGTCGTCGAATTTCGACTTGATGCCGTTCAGCTCGCCGGCGTGTTCGGTCTTGAACGCCTCGAACGCCTGGCGCAGTTCGGCGAGCACACCGTTGGCGTCGGTGGCCTCGTTGCGCACGGAAACGATGCCGCGGCGCGACGGCATGAACTTGTCACCCATGATTGGCTCCTTCAGGTCATAGAGTTGATGAGCTTCCTGACGAGGTCAGGATCGAAGCCTGCATCGCGCGCGGCTGGGCGACCTGCATCACGCGCGGCCGCATCGGTGTGACCTGCATCACGCCCGGTCACTGCGTCAGCCATCAGTTCCGACAGCAAATCGGAACGCTGGCTGCGCGACATTCCCGCCCTTGCCAGCGCCGCCTCGGTCTGGCGGCGCGCCATCAGGCGCTTGTCGGTCGATTTCAGCGCCTTGGCGCCGTCCGTCGAGCCCTCGGAAACTGAATCGGCGAATCCCTTGTCCACCGCCTCGCCCGGCCCCATGAAGGTCTCGGCGTCCATCAGCTTTTCGATATCCGCGCGCCCGAGGCCGGTTCTAGCCTCATAGATGTCGGCAAGCGCGGCGTCGAAGCCGTCGAACAGATCGGCCGCGGCGCGCATGTCGTGGCGATTGCCTATGACGACACCCCAAGCGTTATGCACCATCATGAAGGTGCCGAGACACATCATTATTTCATCGCCAGCCATCGCGATGACGGACGCGGCCGACGCGGCCCAGCCGACGATCTTGACCGTCACTTTTGCCGGATGCTCGCGCAGCAGATTGTAGATGGCAATTCCCTCGAACATGTCGCCACCGGGCGAATTGATGTTGACGAAAACGGGCTTGGGCCCGATAGCCCGCAGCGCGGCGGACATCCGCTTGGCGGTGAATCCACCGCCGGTCCAAAAGTCCTCGCCGATAACATCGTAGATCGAGATCGTCGCATCATCTTCCGACGCAGCAACAGGCGCCGCGGCCCAGCGCGTCATCACGTCGGCGTTGGCCTCCCACTGATAGCCATGTGGCGGCTTGAACGCCTTGATCTCAGGAAGTCGGCGCAGGCTCATCGCTTGATCCCTCCGCGGCGGCAGCGCCGCCGGATTGTCCCGCCGTATTCGGCGGATCGTACCAAACATCTCCGCCCTCGCGCGGATTCTGATCCTCCAGCGCGCGGATTTCATTCGGAGAATTCACCCCCCATTGCAACGCTTTGACGTAGGCCTCCCACCTAGTTTTCATATCCGACCGCACCAGCGCGGCACGGTTGAACCTAGCGTAGAGATCACCGTCGCCGGCAAGCGCGGTGATGGCTTCCTCCCACATCGTCAGATGATCCTCCAAGGCATAGGCCTTGAAGCCTTCGGACTGTTGTTCGAGGCCGGTGCCCCAGCTCGTTCCCTTCTCGGTGTCGCCGATCATGTGCGGCGGCACGCCGTAGAACATCGCGATATCTCCGCGCGAGAATTTCCTGCTCTCGATCCATTGCGCGTCGACGGATGTCATCGCCTCTTGGGTGTACGTCACTCCCTCTTCGAGCACGAGAGCGCGGCCTTCCTTGATGCCTCCCGCGCGGTATTCGTCGATGCTCTTGCGCAGGTTCTCGACGCCGGCGGGTCCAATCGCATTCGGATGCGTGAGAATTCCGGCCACCCGCGCACCGTTCTTGAACGTGGCCGAGCCGTGATCCTCCATCGCCAGCGACAATCCAATCGCCTCCCTCGCGTACGTCAGCGGCGAGACGCCCTTGATGCCGTCGAGCGTAAGTCCATAGAGGTGCAGGACTTCGGCTTGGCCAAAGCGTTCCTCGCCGCCGTCTCTGCGCCGATAATGGAAGACTGGAGACAGATCGCGCTCCTGTCGGACATCCATGCGGGACGGATCGAGCGGGATCAATTCGAGCACGCGGTCGCGCGACCGGACGATCATGGCATAGGCATTGCCGTGCAACAGCACATGCGCCTGCAGCATGCGGCGAAACTGTGCCGGAAGCTGGAACCTGTTAGGCCGCCGCCGCATCAACTCCCACAGCGGCGTGTCTGAGGCATCCTCCCGAATGCGATCGTCGACGCGCCGCTTGATGTTGAGCGGCAGGGTCGCGACCGCCCCCGAGATCAGCCGGACGCAAGCATAGACGGTGGCGGCGCGCATCGCGCTGTCCGGCGTGATTGCTATGCCAGATGCTGTCGCGTTTCCGGATCGCAGATAGGCATCGAGCTCGGCCGCCGTCGAAATCAGCACTCCGCCTCCGGGCGATTGAATCGCCGCGCGCGGGGAAGGCGGTGCTTGTGAGACGCCGCCGAACAGTTTCGACCAGAAAGCCATGCTCCGTCCCTAAATCACAAGCGCGCCCCGGGTGGCGTAGACGGATTCCGCGGCCACCTGGGGATTCCAGCTCATGAGGATGGCCGCGCATCCCGTCGCAATCAGCGGATCAATTTTCGCGCTGCCGGAAACCTGCTTGGTGATCATGATGCCATTTCCGCGCGGGGTGACCTTGGCGTTGCCGACGACCCACGACATAAGCGCGAGGCCGGCGTGAGAAAGCGTGCCGTCGGCCAGCTTCATTTCGAGGCCCCACCACGCCGGCGACAACGCCGGACCCTGCAGGAGCCGCCGCAACATCTCGGCGGTCATGCCGCGGGCGGTGAGCTCTTCAATCATCGCGGCGACATTGTTAGGATCGACGCCGACCGCGTCCTTTTTAGGTAGTTTGCGGGAAGCCAGCACCCGCGCGAATATATCGCCGAAACGCGACATCATGTCCGCCGCCGTTCCGCAAACGGTCAGCGATCGCTCTTGGGTGAAGTCCACCAGCCGCGGCTTGATTTCCTTGCGAACGTCGAAGACTTTTTCGTGCGCCAGGGCGTGATTCCACACCAGCCATCGCCTGGTTTCCTTTTCGCGGCCAATTACCGCGACGCCAAGCAAATCGTCGAGCCCGCCGCCGTCGGCACCGAACGTCACGACTTCCGAGCGGGCAAGCAGCGTGTCGAGATCAGCCAGCGTCTCGTCCGCGCCATCATCCCAGAACGCCGCGCCGGACCAGCCATCACCGCGCAGACCGACGCCGATCTCGATGTTGAGATGCTGCGATGCCCAGATTTGCTCGGCCTCATCCGTGGCGCGGCCGTTGTTCCAATAGTCCTCGGAGAGCCTACGCTGGTCGATGGAACGGCCGATGTTCGGCAACACCAACGGCCAGTGTCGCTCGTCCCGCCAGTAGTT